AACCAAACAAAGCCATTTAATCCTGCAAAATCAGTTGACATTATGCTACCTGTTGAGACGAGCTTTGATAAACTGCGTCTTTATTTGATGAGTCTGTTACAGCTTCAAACACCACTTCATGCTTGTCGTATTTAATTATGTGTCTAGTTGCAACTATTAGATACTTACCAAACAACGATTTATCTAGTTGATCTGTTGAGCTTTCGGATGTGTCTCTTTCTGCTCTTTTTGGTATATTCAATATTACATTTAAACCTGAAGTGATATTAAAGTTACCGGGTAATACTACTTGAACTCTCTGACTATATAGATTTTGAAATATAGCTTGTCTTTGCATTACATATCTATATGTATCATCATCGTTATTGATGGATGCTGGGTCGTTTGTTTTAACGTGGTCCAATAAACTTCTATCAGAACTATAATGATACAATGTTTTTTTAGAATTGAACGACTCTGTATTCAATTCCCCGTTCTTATTTGATATTACAGATAAGTTTTTTGTTTTGTTTCCATGGCTCATTATGTCGTAATTGTCACTATACGATACGTCTAGTTGGCCAACACTACGAGAAACCAAATCAAAACCAATAAACTTTCCAGCGTAAACGCCAGCTCTTGTATTTTGAATAAAGTCAAACTGAGATATAACTTTGACATTTCGCGCTCCCCATATTTCTTCTGTAATATCTTCAACTAAATTTTTTGGACTAAAGTTTACGGTTCCAATACTTCTTGCTGATAATAATGTAGATAAAGTTACAAAATTAAAACCTAGCTTATTCTCGAAGAATACAAAGTTTGGCGAACCCTTTATATCAACGGCTTTTCTCGCACACCACTCAACAGCTTCGATAGGTTTAAGATTAGGTATGATTAATTTTTTTAATCCAGTCGACTCTTCTGTTAAACCAAAATAGTTTGTCGGAACGTTTAACTGGTTTATCAATATTTGTTTAGCAATAGTGGAGTATGTTGTATTGTATGCTTGTGAAACTACTTGTTGCTCGGAGAATATAAACTCATCTGAAATAAAATGTAGTATATAAGTCTCACTTGACATATTGACGTTTTGTCTATTAGATTGCTTATAAATTCTGAATAGCTTGTTGATATGTGCATCTTCACTATCTGCGGCTTTATTAATCTTTATCTTCAACACCTCAGAACCATCAAACATTAGTTTCTCAGACAAACCAATAGCGTCTCTGATTAAAACTGAACCAGACATGCAAGAGTTTAGTAAGTTGTCAAAGATATTAATCTCTTCAAATAAACCTGATATGTCAATTGCGGAATTACCAGGTATTTTAGTGAGTATTTTCAGTTCTTTGATTGCGAACTGTGTGGATTGCCTTAATGTTATTTCAGACATTATTCATTAGCTTTTCGTAAAGAATCTTCAATATCAGCAACAAATTCTGGTTTAACAACTTTAATTATTCTCTTACTTTCGTTTAACTCTTCTTCATACTCAAAATACGTTTTCGTGTATTTTACAGTATCAATTTTAATTATGTTGTTGTCTTGTAGAGTATAAGTATTAGTTGTTGCTGTAGCTGTGTTTGCATAGGTGTTAGCATCAAGTTGAATATCTTCAACGGATACCACTTTATTTACTTTCGTGTTAGTTTGCGTTATCTTATTAAAGTAACCATATACGTTAGCGTTTGCCCACTGTGTTCCTGTTTGACCAGCAAGAGTGTTTGCGCTTGGTAAATACTTATTTTCGATGAACCTATTTAAACTTGCAGACTCTAAAACCCAATCAAACTGAGGATGATAGATATCGTTATAACTTAAGATAACCCAATGCTTTTCTGATGAGCCATACAATTTATCTGCAATAATTTCTGGAGTCTCTCCATCTCTAACCCTATAGTTATAGTATACAGCACTATTATTCTTAAATGCGTCATCGAAGTTATATCGGGCAATAACGTTAGTAACAGTCTCAACACTAGTAGCATTGTTTGCTAGTGTATAGAATGTTTTAGGAAATAATTTAAAATATTTTGCCATTTGTGAGTGTCTTATGTTGATTATGTTGAAGCTGATGTTTGACCACCAGGTAATCCAGCATAATTAAACTTCGTGAGTATTTGTGTTTCTTTGAATGTTAACGAAAGTCTGATGCCAACAGGCATACCAGTACCGCCCAATTTAACCTCACCCCCGAAGCTAGTAGGAACTTCGTACGCTGCAAACTGACCATTAGGAGCATAGTCTGTTTCAATATTCACTAGTACACAAGTAGATATTGAAGGTATGTTTGGATTTTCTTGACCGTTATAGTAAAAACTAATATCAAACTCCGAAGGTGGAACTAAGAATAATCCCGCTGAACCACCTTGTAGTAATTCAGGTGCTTGGTGAAAACGTAGTCTATTAATAATCTTCTGAACACTTAAAGCTTCACTTTGACTTCTAGGATACATCATGAATTCAAATCTAAATGTTCTAAATTCAGGTGATGAATATAGTAATTCTAATTGAGGATTTAATACTGCACCAAATAACGAAGCACCTATTGCAGTACCAACACCACCCGGTAAAAGTGCTTCTGCAAGTTTGGTGCCTATAAATGGTGTCATATTTTTTAATGCACCAGCAACAGCAGATTTAATGTCTCCACCTCTTGCTATTTGTTGTATAGCAGAAACTCCAGCATCACCAGCAGAGGCAAGTCCAGGAAGAATACCCTGGTTCATACTCAAATCAGAATATCCTTGATTATAACTAAATTGTAATGTGTCAGGCATATACAGCGCGATAGTGTCTGTTGTCAGTCTCACTGTTCTGAGGAAACTAGGCTTTTGTAATTGGGAAGACACATCATTGATTATTTTACGAGCGCCTGTATTATTACTATTCGCAGTAAGAGGCATAACTTTAACTGAATCAACACTAAATGTATCAACTACTTGTTTACCAAATTCCACAGCACTAGATACCGCTTCACCCAACACTTTAGTCCCCGCAGAAACAGCATTGATAGATGTTCCCATCTCTTGTTGTAGTGCACCTAAATTCCTTTCAACAGTCATTGGACCCATATCACCGTCAGCAGACCGATACTTAGTCTTGATTTGTTGTCCAATATTGATAATCATGTAATGACCTTTGTCATAATTACCGATATCTTCTGGAAATCTAAATATATTATTCATATACATAGAGTTCAGGCCTAAGTTGCCTTGATTGATTTTATCAAACAAAGTATCCTCTTTGAATGATATTTCATTTAGATTGAATAGCGACATCTTTATCCTTTTAGATTGACTATATATTTATATGAGTTTTGGACATAAAACATACAAAGGTAGATTTCATCCAACAATACCCAAAAAGTATCGAGGTGATGTTGGTAATATAATCTATAGGTCCAGTTGGGAATTACGAGTAATGAAATGGCTCGACTCCCATCCTGAGGTTATTTGGTGGAATTCTGAAGAGCTTGTTATTCCATACGTTAGTCCTGTAGATAATAAAAAACATAGATACTTTCCCGACTTCATTGCTCAAATGAAACGCAAAGATGGTTCAGTGATGACTTATGTCATTGAAGTTAAACCAGACTCACAGACTAAAATGCCAACACAGAAACGTAAAACATCTCGATTTATCACTGAAGCGGCAACCTACGCAATCAATCAAGAAAAGTGGAGAGCTGCTGATAAGTTTTGCGAAGAACACGGATGGAAGTTTGTGGTTGTCACTGAAAAACATTTAGGTTTGTTTTAGTCTTATAAATATAACATGGCTTATTTAATAGATAGACTAAAAGACCAACTACAAGATACTGGTAAACAATCAGGATCTCGTCGTGCTCGTCAATGGATTAGACAAAAGGTAAAAGACCTTGCTAATGCTAGACAAACTGTCATGCGAGATAATAAACGTAAAGTTTTAATGCCTATTATCGGTAAAATGTATTTTTACTTTTACGATCCAAAAACTAAAGATACTTTGAAATATTACGACAAGTTTCCTCTTGTGATACCTATCGAGAATTACCCAGATGGTTTTCTTGGTTTAAATTTACACTATATTCATCCTAGACAACGATTATTGTTATTGGATAGTTTAAGTGAGTATGCAACTAACAGTAAATATGACTCGACCACCAGATTAAGGTTGAGTTATGGTTTATTGGCTAGAGCATCCAAACACTATCAATTTGCGGCTTGCGTAAAACGTTATTTGTATAGTCATGTGCAAAGTCAGTTTTTAGAAATAAATGCTGACGAGTGGGATATTGCCGTGTTGTTACCAGCAGAAAACTTCGAAAAAGCCAACAAAGATTTCGTTTACGCAGAATCAAGGAAACAATTCTAATGTCATTTAGTCCTAATTTATTTTTATCTAATATCAAAGCGAAGTCTGGGTTAGCAAAACCTAGCCGTTTTGAAGTGATATTACCTATACCTACTTATGTAGGTAGCTTTGTGTCTACAAGTGTTTTAGATAAGTTGATTAATTTACCTAATTCAATATACTCAACGATAGCGGATGCTTTTAACAAAGGTGTTTCAGAAGGTCAAGAATCGTCTAGTCCTACAATATCGCGTTATCTAGCTTTACAATGTGAGCAAACAGAGTTACCTGGTAAAACAATTCTCACTACAGACGTTAAAGTATATGGACCAACATATAAAGTCCCATATCAAACACAATACGATGAGATAACACTAACGTTTGTTTGCACCAATGAATTCTACGAAAGAAAACTGTTTGATAGATGGTTAGAATGCATTATGCCACCAGACACAAACAATCTACGTTTTTCTAAAGATGAAGCAACAAGATACATGACCAATATTAAAATTGTCCAATATGATGATTTTATTAAGCAGATATACGCAGTCGAACTCGTTGACGCTTTTCCAGTCGGTATTGCACCGCAAACGGTTAGTTGGGCAGACGATAACTTCCATCGCGTGTCTGTTAGGTTTGTGTATCAAAAATATAAAGTTATATACAAAGGAAAATATGATATTGCTCAAGCGGTCGCTGCAGTATTTGGTTCTTTTGGTGAGAGAGTTCTTCAACGTGCTGGAGATAACTTAGCACAGGATTTATTTGTTTAATTATTAATGGAGTTACTATGGCTTTACCTAGAATTGATGTGCCCGAATATGAATGTGTTTTACCTTCTAATAAAAAGAAAGTTAGATTTAGACCGTTCTTAGTTAAAGAACAAAAACTATTATTAATGGCGTCAGAATCAGTAGAAGTTAAAGATGTCGTTGATTCAATCAAAAAAGTTGTTAAGAATTGTGTATTAGATGAAATTGATGTTGAAACTTTACCTGTATTTGATTTGGAGTTTTTATTTCTAAATCTTAGAGCAAGGTCTGTGAGCGAAGTTGTTAAAGTTAAATATAAATGCAACAACGTAGTGGGTCAAAATGAAGAGGGTGAAGATAAACATTGTGAGAATATCGTAGATATTGAAGTAAACGTACTAGAAATAAACCCTATATTTGGTGAAGGACATTCTAGTAAGGTTGAATTATCAGATAAATTAGGTATTGTGTTTAAATATCCTACATTTGAAATGATTGAGTCGATGGCGGATAAGTCCGAAAATGATATTGTTTTTGGATTAATAACAAAATGTATTGATTACATTTATGATGAAGACCAAATATATTATTCTAAAGATTTTAGTGACGATGAAATATTTGAGTTCATTGATGGATTAAGACAAGAACACTTAGATAAGATTAAAGAGTTTTTTGATACGATGCCTAAAGTTAAAAAAGAAGTCGTGTTTCATTGTAATAAATGCGGACAT